TCTGTGGTATGTGAGATTGCGTGGGTTACGTTATAAGAAGTACCAATACTTCTGATAACGTAACCCACGCAAGTTCACCTGCAACAGTAGTCACTTCGATGGTATCAATCGGATCAGGATCGATGTTGTTGTAAACTTCGATATCAAATGTCTGCGCCTGGTCAAAGTATAGTCCGATTCGCTTTAGCCGGGCAAACCCTGCTTTGATATCGGCCATACGAAGCCTGAATCCATGGTATGATTTATTGAGCGAAATCCACTTATTCGCCTTTTTGGTGTCACCGATCAGCCCTGAGAATGGAGGTCTGCGAAGTTTAGAATTGGTTTGAACGCAGGAGAGAAGATCGGTTTTGAAATTCTTAATGGCTTCTTCCCTTGCCATGCCCAGAATATCCCAGAGAGAACCTGACCTGCAGTCTGCGCTTGCTTCGATGGCTTTGAATGGGAATGCTTCGAGTTCGTCAAGGAAAAGATCAGAGTCTGATGTATTGACCGAGGCATTTATTTCACCATCATAACAGGAGCAAGTGGTACGGCTGATGCCGATAATATTTCCGTAGCAGGGATCAAGATTGATTGACATCGTGATTTGTTTACGGGCTAAAGTAGTTCAAAGTAATACCTAAAAATATGTTTTAATAACGCTGTGGTGACAGGTTGTCACCGGAAATAAAAAAGCCCCCATTTAGGAGGCTCTTTTTTAAGGGTGTCGACCGGGCTACTTTTGTTCAGGAGCTGCGAAGCTGACATTTAAGGATGCTGCGGGTTCAGCAATGACGTTGATGAAGAATTGTTTTACAATTGCACCACCGCTTTGAAGCTGAATCTCGCAAGGACCTACACTTTCAGCCTTCATGCTGGCCTGACCTGCACTGGCAGTAATGCTCAGTACGTTGTCATTATCACTGAACCATCTCACTGCATCTTCGGTATCCAATACCAAAGAGAATGATTCGCCAAGGAGAATATCGAAACTTTCGACATTTCGAACTCTCGCATTTTTGAGGATCAGATCAGCCCTCATGTTACTTCAGTACAGGAGTTCCGAATCCAATGCCGAGGTTTGAAGCTCCGGCAGGAACAACAATCACATCGAAGATTTCTTCAATTGTCTGAACGCCTTCACCAAGGTCAGCGTCTGCGCTGATCTTTACTTTGGAAGTACCTTCAGCACCGGATACAACATACTGAGTGCCGTCTTCGGTAGTTTCAAAGGTTACATCACCCTCAACGAGTTCAAGGGCGAATGTTCCATCGATGGTTGCTGGATTTCCTGCTGCTGTTTTTGGAGCGATAACTGGTGCTACCTTCTCCTCATTGGTTAATACTACGAATGCCATTTTGTTTTTTTGGTTTTTATGGTTTTAAACTGATTATTTGAAGTAAGGTAGGGGGCCTCTCTTCCCCCTACCCACGGAAAAGCGGAAAACGATTTTTAACCGCAAGCGAGTTTCAGGATTCCGGTACGCTCCTGAGTACATCCGGCAGGATTTGCCAGGACATCGCCTTTGGTGTGCAATTGCCAAACGTGGTACACTTCTGAACCTTCGCACTTGATGCCGTAGTGGACATCGTAGAACACGCCCTGAAGGGTTGGTGATTCGATTGCATAACGTTTCTGATTGATTCCTTCCCCGGTGTAATCGGCAGGATTTGCGGCAGAATAAGCAGTGTAGTACGCTTTAGTCACGAGCGCAAGAGCGTTCGGAGTAATCAGGTACATATTGCTTCCAAGGCTCACAGCAGCAGGGTTGAACAAGTCAAACACAATGTCCTGAGAGTTCATCATGTTTGCAGCACCTTTGCCATCTGCATTGGCATTGTTCATCATTGCTCTCCATGACTGCAGGTACATTGAACCGCCACTGAACAGGGAAGCATTTCCGAGCTTGTTCTTGGTTTTAACAAGGTTGATGTAACCCATCAGTTCAGGGGTAAATGCTGAAGCAGGGATGGTGGTGTCTCCGGAAGAAACTGTGTACATTTCAGTGTACACGTTGTCGCCTTTGTTTGCTTCCATTGCCAAAACAACTTGCTGAGCCCAGAACTCATCAAGAGCCTTTACTTTCTTTGCCAGTTGACGGGCAACGAAGTCTTCCATTCCGAAGACGTTGGTACGCAAACGAAACTCAGGAATTTTAAATCCGTTGGTTTTGCAGGTGGTCAAGGCATAATCCTGAGAAGAGGTAGAGGCCATCACTCCGTCAATAGAGCAGGCATCACCACAGTCATCAAGATCCTCATCGCAGTCATCAAGCCAGTAGGCTGTGATTTCACGGTCCTTTGTTGGGTTTTTGAGCTCTTCGAATTGCGCTGTTTGCATTCCGAGAAGCATCTGTGCAGCTACAGATTCAATCTGATAGTCTGCGTCACGACCAGGATTCGCCCACATTTCCATGGCGCGAGCCTGAATATTCGTTAAGTCTGAGGGGTATAACACCCCGGCTGAAGGTACTGACATTTTTTTGAGTGGTTTTTAATTGGTTAAACTGAAGTTCACCCTGCCACTCACAGCTTTAGTCTTTCAGATCAGCGGCGACTTGCTTGAGTTCGGCCATCTTTGCGGCCTTCTCAGGTCCGGTAAGCTCCTTGTTTCTCATAAGTTCGTCCAACTGTTTAAGATATTCGGCTCTGTTGGCAGGTTTCGCAGCTCCACCTTGTCCACCTTGACCTCCCTGCCCTTTCTTTGAAGGATCATCACCGGATGAGCGTTGATCTGCCTGAGCAAAGTCGAAATACTGGCCTGCCAGTGATTTCACTCTGTCTTCAAGAAGAATCGCGTGTCCGTGTTTATCCTGCATACGAGAACCATCTTCATTAAGAAGAATGATATCACCGTTATCAGCTACTTCATACTTTTCACCATCCAGTACAGCAGTGAACAGCTTCATCTGATTCTCTGCCTTAGTGGGGTCTTGTGAAAGCACCGGTTTCTGGGCTTTTAGGATTTCAAGTGATTTGGACTTGAATAGACCTGCATTTTTCTCACGCTGCTGCGCGGTTTTGAACTCGGTGATTGCATCTTCCTTTTCTTTTTTCAGCATTCTTTCCATGCTGATAAAAGCCGGATGTTTCTTTACAACATCTTCAGTTACTTCGCCACCTTTTGATTGGGCAGCGATGATTTCGCCAATGAGTTCAACACCGATTGCATCGGATGAGATCCCGTACTTTTCCTTGATTTCGTTTTCAAGTGCCGAGCGTTCTTCCTTCTTTGCCTTTTGATAGCCTTCCTGGAACTTGTCCTTGCCGTTTTTTTGAAAACCTGCAATTCGGTCAGCATCTTTGGTAGTGAGAAATTCGAGCGCACCATCTTTTACTTTCAAGGTATCTCCCTCAGACTCGAACAGTTCAGAGGTAACCGTAGCTTCGTCCAGTTTTAAGGTTTTGGACACAAACCCCACTAATAGACTTTTGATGTCTTCCATATTTTTTGAGAGTAGTTTTCCTGTTATTGGTTAGGCATTCGCCTGTTTTTCTTCTGTGTTTCCACCTTCATTCCTTGGTGGGAAAGCAGGTTTGTTGCCTCGTAATTCACGAAGTTCTTTAGGCTTAAACTGATTCTTCACTACCGGTTTTGCGTCACGATCAATCGTGTATCGTTTAATCAATCCCGATTCTTCCATCTGATCTAAGTCAGCCTGAGTGACCCAGTATTCCTTTTTGGTCTTACGGTTAATGAGTTTGATCTTGCTCATGGTTATGGTTTTTCAGGTTTGCCGTCTGGTCCGAGCTTCGCAGCCTTGCCACCTTTAGGGTCTTCAACTTTCAGAGGTGCAGGAGCGGGTGAAGCAGGTGGTTCAGCATTGTTACCTGTTTCGGTTTTTGCTCCGGCTTCCAGCTTTGATTTTAACTCCATGTTTTCGGCACTGAGTTCATTGATCTTGCCTTCAAGGTCTTTTACTTTCTCCCGGAGTTCGCGCGTTTCTTTCATTGAAACAAGTTCCTGAGGAACAAAGTTGTTGTCAGGTTTCTTTGGGGCGGGCTTCTCTTTTGGAGCTGATCCCGGACGTGACTTTTCAGGTACAATCGGTTTTTCTTCTCCATGAATCCACCAATCTTCATTGCGGATTTTTGCTACACCAGTGCCTTTAGAAATCAGTCTGAATGCCTCAGCACCGATATTCTTGGTCGCACCTTTACCATTGGTAATTGTGACGTTTCCGTTTGCCATAATTTTTTGAGGGGAATGCGATACTGAAAAGCGCGGTTCAAAAATAACGAATAAAAACAGGTAATACCAAACTGTTAGGTAAAATTATTAACAGCTTATTTTGTTTTCGTTTTTCTCAATTCATCTGCCATCTCCTTTGAGATGAATCGGGCAACGTGACGACACCGCCAACGACCCATATTCAGTTCAGGAACGTATCCCTCCAATACTCCTGATTCCTTCTCAGCCTTGGTACGGGGTAGGGTAGAATCATCTTTCCATTCTTTCGCCTCATCCAAGGTGAACACCTTGTTATTTCGCTCCTGACAAAATTCACGGCTATCATCAATCAAACCTCCAGCATAGATAAAATCGGTAAGTCCTAGTTTATTGGCAAATACCTTATTATTTGCCCGGTCGTATTCCTGATACTTATCATATGCATACGCTCGGTAGTACTTTGTCAGCCATCCATCAGCATCGCCAGTAGTGGTCAGTTTGGTATGAATGCCTTCGGTAAACTCTGATAACGGCATCTGTGAGCTGAGAGCGTTATAAGTTAGGGTTTTGATCTCATCCCGCAGGGTTTTATCATTCACAAGATTATCAAGATACCCGCCAGATACCGGCACTCCTTTTTTATTCAGCCCGATACTTGTTTTCAGCCATGAATCAACCTCCGAAGCATACTTTTTGTACCTGTCGGCAGGCATGGATTTAAGCAGGTCAAAGTAATCGTAATTATAGGCTGAAATGGTATTGAAATCATCCACTATCCGGCTCAGCATGGATCCACCGTACACTTTATCAAACCGGGAAAATACCTGATCGATTTTTTCAAGGATACGTAGATTCTCTTCAGTAGAGAGTACATTACCGTCCTCATCAGTCTTCAGGCTTTTATTCAGCGCGTCTGTGATGAGTTTAAGCAATTGGCGTTCCATGACTGTTGAAACGTAGTTCAACATCTTGTCCTGCCTTCGCTCAAGGTCTGCTACTTTCTTTCTGAAGATTTCGTCTCCGATCATTGAACACTAAAAGTCTGGGTCATGGTTGCCTGTTTTGCAAGGCGTTCAGCGTTCAGTGTATCAATCGTCTCCTGAACAATTCCGGAAACAATCTCTTCCTGCTTTTCCCTGGTCATGGAGTAGAACTCGCTGTTATTCTTCTCCGCTTTACGGATGATAGAAGCAAGGTTAGTATAAAGAACTTGATCGTACTCGGTCACCAATCCCGCGCTAATCTTCGCCCGTACATCCGCATCCGGGATATTCGGGAACGGAGAGAAATACTGCATGGTCTTGTACTGTCGAAGGCGAAGGGGCTGATCGGCATATACCGAGTCCATCAGGTCTTCCTGTAACTGCATAATCACATACTGATTCGCTCCGGCATTTTTGGTATCCTGTAACCGCTGAGTAAGCTGAGTAGGGGTCTGCATCTTCAAATCAGTCGGAAGCTGATAGGTGATGACTAAATTGGTATCAATGGACTTATAAACAGCTATCATTCGGGTACCAAGCATACGTGCCCGGCTGTAATGTGAAGCAGTAGGTCGAAGCGCATCATACACGGATTCCATGTCGTAACTCTTCTCGGTAGCAGTCTTCATAATCGATTGTTCAATTATAGAAGCGTTTCCATACACCGCTTTCACTGCATTGGTGACAAGCCCTCCACTGTATTCATCGAGCCATTTTACAATATCAATCGGTAGTGTCACATAGTGGATCAATTCAGATAACTTAAACTGTTCATCAGGAGTCTTCGGCATCCGGATGCGAATTACTTCCTGAGCAGAAGTGTGTGTAAGTACTCCCGAACCTTTACAGGCTGTACAAACCTTCCCGTCTGGACCCTGCCCGTTATTGCACGTCACTTCCATTCCCTGATTATCATAATAACCAAGGCAAGTAGGAGCGTACTCAATCTTTTGCGGGAAGACGTGAATTGACTGCGACAAATCCAGCTCCGAAACCGTTTTCACTGATTTCATTAGGTAGGGCATGGCTTTGTGATAAAAAGCTACGCACGTCCTGTTATCAGTCATGGGATCATAAGTATACCCGGTGCGAATAGCGGGGACGCGCCCTGCTTTGGTATCAAAGAACTGCACTTCATAGAGTTCTTTCTTTTCGGTAAAGGTGTAGTAAACCTCTTTTGGCTTAATAGTTTTTTCATCAACTACACCCTCCACATCAGAGGCGAATCCACCATTTAACCTGAACAGTTTTCCAACATTTCGATCTGACTTATCATTGAGCATAGCCGCATCCACTTGTGTAAACTGAATCTCCCAATCATTGATGTAGATCTGGTAGAATTTACCTTTAACTGGTTCTGCTTTTTTCTTTGCCGGTGTTCCTGCAGGTCGATACTTCTCGTAACTTATCTCCTTTCCTACACAAAGGTACTGCAGGATATTATTTTCGTACAGAAAATCGTGCACCCAGTCGCATGGGATATCAACTCCGTATACCTGTGGTTTTTCTTTATTCGCATCAAAATTTGTGAACTTATAAATTACAAAAGCATTCGGATCGATATCTTCCCGCTCAAGGAAATTCACCAGTAGGTAATCATCAATACTCTGATCTCCCCAAAAATTATTCATGGCTGATTTAATCTCTCCAACATTCTTTGAGTTGTCACCTGATCCGGTATATCCGATTTCATTGACCAACGCCCGGACTTGCGGAATCTTTCGCTTGGGTGAGGTGATGATATTGCAAATGGCAGGGGTGATGAGCTGTGTCAGCCTTACTCGCTGTGCGAAAAGAGTATCATCTTCTCTTGGATTGAATTGGTTGAGCAGGAAATCGGATTCTTCGCCCGTTACCAATGCCTTGTATTTCTTACGAAGCCCTACTGTTCTATTATAATCCCTGTGAAGGAAGTGGTTTTCTGCAATCGAGTAGATACGATTCCAGCCCTGTGTTAATGTTAGCATTACCTGATATTTAACGGTATAAATATACTACTTAAATCGGGCAAAATCGGCGGCGAAGGCAGAACATATCAAATATTCTAATGCGTCTGTTGGGTGACCCCATTTTTCATAAGTCACACCGGTATCTGGATCCTTCACCCGCTGTTTATGCTTGCCTCCATCGGGTGCCTGAACGATGTATGAAAGGTCGGCAATCAACTTTTCACAATTGGGGTCGATCTCAATCTCGATGTTGGTCCTGCCTTCAAAGCAGGCATTAATAAAGCGGATTCGCTTTTCAACGGATGGATTGACAATTACGCGGTCTGAACCGCTTGAAAGCCATTGTTTCAGCTCCTGTTCAACCACATCGTACTGATGCCTAATTGTTTCAATGCCAAGCGTGTGACGGTTTTTACCTGAATAATCACCGTAATAAAATAACCGGTTATTGAATTGCTTTTCCTGCAAAAACTGCCTGAGCTTGGTGCATACCCCCTTGGTTGAGTTCATGGGATTGCCCAAACAAAATTCATTGAAGATTCCCACCTTCCATTTTCCATTTTCAAGCCTGGTGATCTGAGCATTCAGGTTAGTCATGTACGGCACCACGTTAAAGTCAAAGGTGGTGTGGCTGTTAATATCTGGATTGAACTGCTGAGGCTTTACGTGCTTGGAATACTTGAAGCTGTGATAAAGTTCATTTCCTGTTGTGGGGTGTCCGGGAAAACCAAGTGCATAGACCCGATAAGCATCGGGGTCATGGATTTTGTCATGCTCGAAGTCATCAATTACGTGCTGATCGACAAAGCGCGGACCAACAATCCACATATTGTCCAGGTAATTTGTCCTGATCTTTACCATGTTCCCGCGCTCGTTAATCATCTCTTCCTGAACCATGGTTTCAAGGCTGGTCCATTTCTCGATATCAAGCATCTTGGTAAATATCCAGTGGTCATCCCGAATAGGGTTGAACAGCCCGATGATCTGCTGACCTGCCATCCCGCGCAAACGCTTTCTGATCTGCTTGAAATCCTTCTCATCAAACTGACTCATCTCTTCCAGAATTACGCGCTTAAACTTTGTGATCCCTTTTACCTTTTCAGGATCATCCAGTCCCCGGAAGCGAATAAAAGCCCCGGTACTTTTGTTAATAATGAGGTTCTGCTGAATTATAAACTGCTCACTCAGCCCCCATTCACCAATCATGGATTTAAACTCGGAGTAAATCGAATCAAAAATGTCACTTCCGTACTTACGAAGAACTAGCGTGTTTTCGTACTTTGAATCAAAAGTTTTTACAATAGTTGCCTGTACAACTGTATAGGTTTTAGAGGCTGATGAACCACCGAATACAAATAAGAATCGGATGCTGGCATCAGCAAACCATTTGAGAACAATCCAGTAAAGTTTGTTAAACAGCTCAGGATTGAAGTCAAGCCGAATCTGTCTGCTCTCCATATCCGATTTTTATCACACTTAACACATTCTGCTGTTCAATCTCTACTTTCTCCCTCCACAGTTTCGGTTGACGGTTGGTGAGCCAGAATGTAGCGGCTTTGATGTTTGGCGGGTAATACTTTTTAATCGGCACTTTCTCCACTAGAGAGCCTGCACCGTCACCTAAACTTACTACCTTCAATTCTATTTCATCGCGCTCGTAACCGATAGCACTCATGTACAGTGATTGCGCTACCTGAGCATCTGCCATTTCTTTACCCTCCCTGACTGCTACTCTGAAATCCGTGTATTTCTTAATCCAGTTATACAGCGTAGTCTTTGAAACACCAAAAAAAGCGGCCAGGCGATCATCAGTAGCACCAAACAGCAGGCAGGCTCTGAATGCCAGTTCGCAGTAGCTTTTATCGTACTTAACGGCATTACCGAGTTTGCCAAGATTTGACAAGTCTATTTCTGAACTCTCCCCTGTAATGGATCGTGCTGATTTAGTAACAGCTCTTTCGGTTGCCTTCCTTTTCTTACCATATTTCTTGAGCACATTCTCATCTGCAGGCTTAATCTCATCATCCGGGTGCGTAGTCATGACAGGGAGTAGGGTGGGATAGGGTTAATTGATTTTCCGGTGTGCGTTGTAGTGATTATTCCGAATCCTGAGTCAGTTTCCATTGAGGCGGGGGCGATGCGCATTCTGCCTGTTTCAGCGTCACGAACATACTTCTTTCGAACCCTAACAGGGCGATAATGCCTGTGAGCTTCAATCCATCGCTCAATCTCTTGGAGTAGTGCCTGATTCATGACGTAGATAGGAGTGAAAGTCTTCCTGCATTCTCAGAAACTTTCGCTTTTGTGATAGCAATTTAACATCTTTTTCATCAATCTGAAAGTGTGTATTGAATAAACTGATAGCCCTCTCAATACTAACAGCCGGAAACATCTTCTGATAACACACCACCCATGAGAACATATACTGGTCCAGGGAGCTATATTTCAGAAACTTATGGAATCCGGGATTTGAGGCCATATTACTGAATCAGATTGTAGAAGTAATCAAACTCAATCACCAAAACACGGATAAAGAGTGTCACAATCGGCAGCAGTATCGCTGAAATACTGCCGAATATCAATATGGCAAGCAGGGCTTTCACAAGGAATTGGAAGCTCTCATTTGCGATGTTTTTGAAGTGCTGTTTAATGGTATTCATGATTATATAGCTTTAATTAAACTTAATTGATTCAACAAGTTCGTTGATTGGATTCGGGGGGACAACTATTATATCAGTCAGCTTTTTGTAAATAATCCACCCGTTTGTATATGGAAGCACAACTTCTTTGTATAAACCAACTGCTTCCAGCTTTGTCATTTTAACAAGCACGACATTTTTTTCAAATTTATCGATAGTCTTCTCAACTGAGACATTGCATTTTGAAGCTATCAACTTTATCTTTTCATACTCTTCATTTGTGAAATTATCAAGTAATGCGCTCGATAATTCCTGCTTTTCATAAGAGTTAATCAACTCACTCACAAACTGCTGAACGCATCTTCCAAAGAAGTGCTTCACAGCATCCATTTTCAATTCATCTTGTGATTTTGCACTCATGGTTTCGGAGTAATATAGAGAATACCACGCTTAGCACCGGTAGCCTCTGAGTTAAATTCAATATCGTAATTATGCAGTCCGTAGATTTCATCCACGCCCGGCTTTATCCATAGCCATTCAAAGGCGTGCCCCTTGTAGCTGCCAAAGTCAACTTCAGCATCGTCGGGTACTTCCCAGT